CCATCTGTAGAATATACTACATCATCACCAATAAAAATATTCGTATTATTGTCATTGAGAATACAAAAATTAAGTGCCTCAAATAAATTATCAGGAATATAAATCCATTCATTATCTTTGGGAATTATCCTTTCTATACTATTTAATTCTAAATCGGCTTTTTTTACTAGCTCATAATTAGCCCTTCCAGCCCTTATATTCCATGATTTCCCAATATCTTTTATTTCAAATTCTTTATCCTGTATCTTATTTATAATACTGAATAATTCCTTTGCTCTTACTGCTCCTTGCAACGGTTCTTCTGTAATAAATTTTTTTGCTATGCTTGTATACCCATTATAAGAATAAATTGTATTATTATCAAACAACAAACAATCCCCACTGGCATATACAGTAGAATCTTGTGTAGTAGCCATCATTGCTATTTTAACAGCATCTTGAAAATTCTTCTTAGATAATTTCATAGTACTATTCCTCCGTATCTATAGTTCTTCTTTTACGTCTTTTATTCTCATGTATTTCATAATCCAAATTTATTTCATGAACAAATTTACTGTCCAATACTGGCTTACATATATCCAAACATTCTAATACAATCACTTGCTCAGTTGTAGCTTTCTCCTCACGTACTACTAACTGATTTACTCGTAATATTCCTTTTTCTATTTCAGAATCCTTTTGATTTAATCCTAATCCACAAGTTATATGTCCTATCTTTCTACTATCTTCTGCACTATCATTTTTTCTTACATCTCTATCAAAAGTAGCTTTATTTGTTTGTGATGCAGTAATAACCAATATATTCCGTTCTTGTGATATTCTTCTTAATCCTTTCCAAATATCATCCAACTGATGACGATATTCAGTTCCTTTATATCGGCTAGGAATAAGCAAATCGGCATAATCAACTACCACAACATCTGGAGTATAACTTGAGTATAACTGTAATACATCCAAATGATTTTCAATATCTTCTACTGTAGAACGGTATGCTGGAATAGATAATATCCTTACTGAACCATTCCTTAGCATTTTCCGCAATTTACTTTGCTGATATTCAATTTTAGTAACATTTACTCCAGTCTTGTGCAATTTTTTGTAAGCTATATCATATTTCAAATTAGCTTCATTTTGTACAAAATAAGGAAATTTTACTGTCATTGGTTCTTTTGTCTGTCCAACAATAGACCTCCAACCTCTTCGTATCATTTGTTTTCTTGTCATTTCCATAGTAAAAAATACTACTTTCAATTCCTTATACATTGCTGCTTCTGCCGAATACCATAACATTTGGCTCTTACCACGCTTTTGTGGCCCAAAGAAACTGACAAAATCACCTCTATGAAATTCACCAGCTAATTCACCCAACGCTCCAGGAAACTTAAAAAGTATTTCATCTTCTTCATTAAATGCATCAGACACTAATGCAGCATCATTCAGTATATCAACTCCACTATCAGATACTGCCGCTGGCTTTTTATATTCAGCTATAAACTTTTCTGCTTGCAATAAATCATTTTTCTGTAAAGACCTTTTTACATTTTCTATCATCACTTCCATTGACCGAGCACTTATATATTGCTCAGCCTGAGTTATATCATATTCAATATTCTCAACAGTCTGTATATACTCATCAGATATATTCTGTAGAAAATCAGCAATTAAATCTGCTATATCATCTTGAATTACATTTACTTTTTCTTTATAAATATCTTCTATTGTTTTATTCGGAGCTTTCTTATAAACATTATAAAATTCTACAATCCATTCACTTATTATTTGAGCATATTTGCTTTTACAATATATTGGATTAAATATTGGAACAATTCTTTTACAAAATTCATCAGAAACTATTAGATTAGTAAGTAATTTTCTTTCGGCACTTAAATCAATAGTCTTCAGTTCCATTACTTATTTCCTATATTGTTTAATAAGTTCTTTTAATATGTCTTCTTCACCAAAAAATTCTTTATCTTCTTTTCCATCAACTACTTTGCTTACTACATTATTCTTTATATTCAGCATTTTAGTTATCTTTTCTTCTATTGTTCCAAAGCCTATAAGATAATAAATATTCACCATTTCAGCATCTTGACCAATTCTATGGATTCTATCTTCTGCTTGTAAATGGTCTGTAGGTGTATAGGTAAATTCTACAAATGCTAATGAATGAGCTGCTGTTAAAGTAATTCCCACACCAGCAGCATTTATCTGTCCAATAAACAATTTTGTTTTTTCATCTTTCTGAAACTTGTCTATGGCTTTTTGTCTATCAAGCTGGTTAGTCCTACCATCAAACTTAACTGCTACATCTTTGAATTTACTATAAATATCATCAATAGCCATAGTATGATAAGCCATAACTACTAATTTTTCATCAGTAGAAATAAAATCACTAATCCACTGAAGCATAGCTTTCCGTTTAGCAAGATATGCTAATTGCCGTAAATGTTCTAATAATTCCCTTTCCTTTATCAAAGTAGTATAATGATTATTCAGCCATTCAGCAAATTCACCTTCTGCGTCTAAATAATTTCTTTTTTCTACTTCTTCAAGTTCCAATGGAATAATAGTTTTTATTTTATCAGGAAGTTCTAATGCTACTTCTTTCTTTGTTCTCCGTAGCATATAAGGCTTTACTAATTCATATAATTCATCTATATGAGAAGCTCCATTATACGACCATCCAAAACCATTATAAGTAGGACTGCAAAATTCCTGTAAATATTTGTATCTATTAGGAAATACTTTAGGAGCTATAAGATTCAATGTAGTAAAAAATTCAGATGGTCTATTCCTTATAGGTGTTCCAGATAAACATATAATCGGTATATTCTTATATACTTTTCTTAATTTTTTTACTGCTTTTGCTCGTAATGTGCGATTGTTTGCTATAAATTGTGATTCATCCAATATTATCATTTTTAACTTCATTTCTGACAATACTAAAACCCAATCTTTAAGAATATCATAATTTATAATAATCCAATTATTTTCATATATTTCATATGGTCTTGTGCTGTAAAGAATTTCATATTTTTTATTGTAAGCCCATTTTTCAATTTCAATTCCCCAATTCATTTTTACTGATGCAGGGCATATTACCAATATAGGATACTTTTCTTGATGAATATTTGTATATCCTATAACTTCAATAGTTTTACCCAATCCCATTTCATCGGCAATCAATCCAGTGCCATTTCTTGATTCTAGCCACTTTACTGCTTCTTTCTGAAATGGAAATAACCCTTCTAATTTTGATTCATCTATAATAACTTCTTTCACTATATTTGAATTTATAATAGCATTCAATTTTTCAGTAAAAATCCAATTATGCTTTTTAAGTTTTTGAATATTAGAATCTGCATATGGAGCAGTCCAAAATTTACCTGCTGGAATAAAATATGGACTTGTAAGTTCTTTAACTTCAGCAAGTCCATCATCAAAATCATTACCAAAAAATTTTAATAATAAAACACCGTTATCATAATCTGCTATTTTCATGGTTGTAATGTAAAAAGAAAGCCTTTGGGACTAACCTTTATGATAATAGGAGGAAAGAGGGAAAATGAAAGCGATTAGGAGGCTTAGGCTGTCCCTTAAAAGGGTTTCCGAGTTTACACTCAACGTTCGCAGCCCCGAACGCAGGAAACATAAAAGTTAAATCCCAAAGGCAATTTTTCATCAATTATCTCCTATCAATTAGAAGTATATCACACACATTCCATTTTGTCAAGAGCTTTTATTCCGTATTGCTTTATTATAACTATCGGGCAAATGACTCTTTATTGGACTAAAATATGGGAATTCTAATACAATATCTATCATCCCAAATTATTTTCAGCCTCCTTGTCTATAAAATTTTGAATACTTTTAAAAGTATCCATTGCATGACACTATTTTTCAAGTGTCATGCCATAGATGACGCCAAAATTGATGGTCTTAGCAATTCTTCTGTGATCTGCATCTACTTGGTCCTCAGGTATTCCAAAGATAAAGGAAGCAGTCCGCTTATGGATATCAACTCTCTCTTTGAAAGCGTTGATAAGGTTGGGATCTTTGGAGAGGTGAGCCATAACTGCCAGCTCGATCTGTGAATAGTCGGCAGAGACAAGCAAATGCCCTGGTTCGGCGATAAAAGCCTCTCTTATTTTTCTGCCTTCTTCTTCTTCCATTTTCATTTTTCAGCCTCCTTTGCATCATAAATTTTAGATTCTATTTCATCATAAATATAATAACCAGCATTCCTAATTTTCTCAAGTTCCTTTGGAAGAATCCGATTTATTAAAATATGTGGCGACTCATCATCAAATAGAATCATTAAATTATATTTTTCAAACACTTTAATTACCTCTTCAATAAAAGCATCTATTGTTTTATTCTCATCAAAAAAACCAGTTCCAACATTAAACCGCTTCATCTTCTCCTCCTTTTCATCCCTTCTTTCTCTTCCTCCCTCCTCCACCGTTGTTCATCCCAGTAGTTCTCCCTGTCTACTTCACGTTGATTTACAACTTCTTCATCCTCAACCTCATCGAAAAATCCTGGGGGAAAAGGCCAATCTGGTAAATTATTATTCATATTAAACCTCCTTCTATTTCCTATTAACATATTATATTATGGTCTAGTTATTCTGTCAATCCCTATAAATTGCTTTTTACCCTATTAACATACCATTCACTTGCACCATATTTTCTGACTCCATTAACTCCTTGCCGATGTGCTGCAATAGCCTTATCAATATCCCCAAGACGAACAAGATTATCCATAAACAGAAATCCCGCAATAACAACAGATCCTAAAGAATTAAAAGGATTATATTCACCATATTTCATTACCCGTTCATCATGGTATAATTCATTCAGCTGCATTCTTCCCCTACTGATACCATCATCACCTACAGCATCATCATTCTCATTTGATTCTGTAATTGCTATAGCTCGTAATATATTTGCAGGTGCTCCAGTAATAATTTCAGCAACTTCATATATAGACAACACTTCTATTTCATTATTTTCATTAGATACATTTATTTTTACATCAACTACAGATGATTGAATTGGTAATAGAACAAACAATAAAATAATAATACTAATTTTTATGTACTTCATTTTTTATTATCTTCACTAATTATATCCCCACGTTTATCCACAATAGCAACTGGAAGTACCTTTCTACAACGCACTTTTGAAATATCACTAGAAAACATTACAACATCATCTGGGTCAACAAGACATTTCAAAATTGTACCTTCGTTGTATGTTTGTGTATCAAGAGGAAATGCACTCAAATGTAAACCATTACCGCATTGGAACATTTCACGGCTATCCCAATCTGGACATTCAACTTCTTTTCCTATTTCATACTTAATTTTACCAGTATAGAAATCACAGAAAGTATCAGGATTAACACTCTTATATAATACTATTTTATCATTATTATGTTCAGCAATAGCTAATAAATCATTTTTAGTATACCCAATATTGCTTAACTGTTTTGAAGTAGCATTATCATGCAATTCTACTGTAGCATTCTCACAATAAAATATTACAGCATTATCAAAT